ACCACTGTCCAAATTGGTCTATACCGCGGTCTGGACCATTGGTCTACACCACTCTGATCACATGTGGTCTAGACCACGCCTGGTGCGTGCATGTGTATGCATGTGAGCGCATGTGCATACATGTGTGGCCATGGGGGCAGTGCAATGTCACATGGTGAGGGCGATAGACCCCTGCCCACCACACCTGTCTACGCACGTGTAGACGCACACACATAGATAGTGCCACTATCCATGTCTTATTGGAAATGGTTTTCATATAGACACCCATCTATATGTGCAGGTGACCACACTGGTCTAGTCCACTTGGGCTATGTGGTCTAGTCCATTCGGATGTAAGGACCAATATCCATGAACACACATGACTGTAAGGGGCTCGCCTTCGGGGCGAGCCCTACACATGTGGAGGAAGTGTGAATGATCTGGAGTGATCGTGTGCATGGGTATTGACGCGTGAGCCCACGTAGGGGCAGCGTGTGCGGCGCAACACACATACGCGAGAGAGGGAGGCAGCGATGAACGCTCAGCAGCTTGAGGCAGCGGACAACGCGAATGCCGAGGGTGCCTGGCTTGACCTGGTGGCGGCATTCGACCGTGACCGCGAGGTCTGCCCCGTGGTGGCCGCCCTTGAGAAGCTGGCTGCTGCTCCCTTCGTGACCCTCCCCTCTCCCGCTCCCGCTTCCAAGGCCACCGTGCGTCAGCGCGTGGCCCGGTTCATCCTTCGGAGGTTTTGATTGAGAGGCGTGTTCTTCGTTCCCGAGGTCGGGCGGTACGCCATGATCAGCGGGAACCAGTTCCTCGGGTGGACCAACGCGTCCACCCCCACCGCCCGGCGTGACTACCTGCGGAAGATGGAGAAGAGATACGGCCTGTACGACCGTGAGGCCACTGCCCAGGACCATCGTGAGGCACGGGACAGGCTGAGAGACCAGGACAACATGATCCGCAACCGCTTGGACGTGCGACGCATGATCAGGCGAGAGGTCTAGACCAGAGGAGCGCCCTTCGGGGCGCTCCTCTTTGCCATGACAGTTAGGGTACAAAGCTCGCACAAACCCGAGGCCGGCGACTTGGTTCAAGGTTCAACTACTCACTCATTGAGAGAAGCCCTGGAAGGGCCCTAGAACGGCCTGTGAGCCTGTCCATGGATAGATGAGACCAGGGCGGCCCTACGGGGCCGCCTATGACCCCTTGTGAGCCCTTCTGAGGGCAAGCCTGCCCCATGTGCTCTCTACGCGCACGCGTACGCACTCGCCCAGCGGGGAAGGGGAAGGGCTCCAAACACCCTCTGACCTGCACAAACAAAAGTCAGTACAATGTGAGTATTGGTGTTACCTCGGGTAACCCCTAGTGTCTTGCCTGTCACCAGCGAAACCGGTGATGAGGCAAGGTTCAACAGTGAGATACGGACGAAGGACAGTGAGGACCCGGGACACCGGGCAAAGCCTCACTTAGGTGAGGGCAACTGAACGCCTCACTGAAATGGGCGGACCTTAGTGGCGGACCCTACCTGACTGACGACCTCAGAGAACCGAGCTAAGCCGCTGAAACTGGGGGCTAGACACACAAGACGAGAGCCGCTAGGTTCGAGTCAAGCAAGACCGCTCGAAACTCCCCGAAACTGGGGTCTTGACAGCAAAACCCAGATCCGCAAGGATCGAACCGCAGGACAGCAAGACGGGAAACAGGCTCCCGGGTGCACCACTTGGCCGAAGATCTGCAATATGCCCGAGAGGGTGCCCATCAGGGGCTACAACCCTGTAGGACCGGACCCGCCCATGTTGGCGCGAAAGGGAACGCACGTTACTTGAGAACTGCATATCGCTGGCAACCTAGCCTGAACCTAGGCGGGTAGGCCTTCAAACCCCCTTTCTTCCCTAGGTGGGACATGATCGAGGCTATCTCTCAACCATCCTCGGATGGTTTCGAGGTGAATCGTACCTACGTCCCACCGGGCAGGACACAGTCTTCGGACTGTGTCCGGTCTAGATCCTGCACACTGTGTCGGGTCTACCCATGAAAACCCTAAGGGAAGAGGGAAATCATGCTCAACAACCATGAGCTCGTGTTCGCCGTCGTGATCAACGACTCGGACTACATCATGGCCATCGACAAGGTGGGCGGCGGAACCTTCGGTACCGCCTACACCTGCGAGGACTGGACGTGGACCCTCTACAACGACTCTGAGGACGAACTCAAGTCGGGCGAGCTCCACATCTGCGACACCGCACGCCACTGGGATGCGGTGTCGCGGGCCAACACCATGATCCAGGATGGCGACATCGACCCGAGCAACGTCTCGGATCAGGTCGACAAGGGTATGGATCTCCTCAGTCGTGTCATCCCGAACTGGCGCAAGCTGGTCGACACCGACACGCTCGATCTGGCGTCCGTTCGGTGGTGCATCCTGGGCCAGATCTTCGGAGACTACAGCCAGGGATCGGAGATCCTCTCGAACGTCGAAAATGACTTCGATGAGGAGGAGTACGGATTCTGCGCCGACCCCCACACGGCCAGCGACGCACTGACGAACGAGTGGAAGCGTCGTCTCAGCTGACAGTCACGCAATCAAGGAGAGGCAGCGCGCCTGAAGCGCGCTGTTTGTCCCGGTGCCGCGTGGCATCGAAGGGAAGGGAGTTTCAATGGAGATCAACGGTATCGTCATCGAGGACGCCGTGTCCCGTGGGTTCGACCTGCTGGACACCTACGGCCCCGAAAACTGGCGAGACATGATCGACCGGGAGACGTACCACCACCATGACGTCCGGTTGTGCATCCTGGGGCAGGTGTACGGCTCCTACTTCGCAGGAACCTTCCGACTGGAGCAGGCGATTTCCAACGCCGACGCGTGGGACAAGATCCCGAACGACGGCGAGAAGTACTACTGCTGTGAGTCCTGCTCTGGTGCACTCCGTCCCCGCTTCTTCGGATTCGACGGGACGGGTGAGATGAACGACGCGTTCGAGGCGGAGTGGCGCAAGCGGCTCTGGGGCCCCACGGTCCCCGACGCCGAAGAGTGCTGATCTGAGTGACAGTCGAGCCGGTGTCTCGCAAGAGGCGCCGGTTCTATCAGCCGCTCAGGCTGGTGAAAGGGGAGAGATTATGGCATCTACAGCAATCATGTTGCTCAGTAGGGGCGATCTGGTTCAGTGCATGAACTCTGACGATGAGGCTTACGATCTTGCCTACGTCCAGGGTGTCATCATGCACGGCGATCAGTGCACTGTCCTCACAGAACTTGTCATGAGTGGCAGGAAGTACACCATCGACTACCCTGCTGATGCACACGTGGAGGTGTGGGGACATGTCGCCTAACCGACCTGCAACCCTCCGGGGCTCCGGCCCCGGTACATGGGACGCCGAATACACCATCGGAAACGATGACGTTATCAAGTCACGTGTTGTCTACGTGAGCGGTAACGACACCGAGCAGATCCTGAAGAACCGTCTCGGCGAGATCCTCAGGGTGAGTCCGTCGGATGTTCACATCTACATGGCGGTGAAGCTTGGCCGTTAAGTCCACACCTCGCAGGGCAGCCTTCTCCCGCTGTCAGTTCACCACTCAGAAGGTGAACGGACTGGAGAGGGATGTTTACCTCGCGGGACGGGTGCTCCCGGTATTCCGCATCTCCCAGCGATGGGGACATGGTGCGGGATGGTGGGTAAGGCTGCCCAGTGAGGAGCATATGCCCACTCGGTACACGTCGATCAACAACGCCATCATGGCAGGTTCGGAGAGGCTCTAGTGGCTTCCAAGATTGTGCGGTGGATTGCATCGTTCAACGACCAGTCCACCGCAAACGACTGGGTGATCAATCGCGGAGGCAAGATGCTCCGCAGTTGGGGAAAGCTCAACACTCACTGTTTCAGGGTCATGTGGGATCCGAAGGACAAAGAGTGGAACGTATGGTTGTGCGAGAAGCGCAATCCGTAGCCTTGTGGCTAACTTGAGCCGCGCATGCCTCGGGCATGCCGGTTCAGGCAGCACCACACTGGTGTTGGGGAAGAGAGTGATCATGTCCAACGAGAAGCGCATCATCGACTCGTCCGAGCTCCTTGACGTCTTCGAGTTCCTCATTGGCGACAAGCCGGATGGCTACGGATACGGTGACGTATTCGAGGCCGTCAAGGGCGAGAAGTGGTACGGCAACACGTGCCAGAACTGGTCCTACCCGAAGGGCGTGCCCGTCGAGGATGGTGGCGATCAGTTCTACGACGGTGAGCGCATCCCGATGTGCATCATCGGGCAGGCGTTCGGAAAGCTCGGTGTGCTCAAGCACGTCGGTCGGTACGAGTCGTGGAGTGGCGCAGTGGAGCAGCTCGCGAAGGAGAACATCTTCTTCACGGATGACGCACTGCTCATCATGCGCATGGCGCAGTCCCTCCAGGACGTCGGCGCATCGTGGTCCGTCGCTGTGTTCGCAGCGCGTGTGGCGACCATGAACATCCGCTCCATCGAGATCGCGAAGACGAGCGCTGGTTACGAGAAGTAACCACTGTACTCAAGGTGAGCATCCGGGCTTTGGCCCGGATGTTGACCCGATACCACAGTGGTATCAATGGGAAGAGGGTAGGAACAATCATGAAGCTTTTCAACGAGCACGGTGAGCAGATCGACTCCGTCGTGAACTACGCCCGTGAGCTCGGAGACAAGACGCCCGCCACGCTCTCCAACCACCTCGACAAGGCCATTGCGGCCGGTGAGGCGGAGGTGCAGGGCCAGCAGGGTCGCACGCTCTACTACCGAGTGGTCGATCTGGCTGCGGCGCGTGCGAAGTACGGTCGCCAGCCCAAGCCCAAGCCCGTGGCGCGTGAGGAGTTCGAGGCTCTCCAGTCCGAACTCCTGAACAAGGCTGTCGAGAACGCGGAACTGGTGGCAAAGATCCAGGAACTGGAAAAGGATCTCGCCACGCTGCGAGAGCGTGACATCGAGCTGTCCCTTCTGGAGGCGGCCGGTGTGGACAACTGGGAGGGCTACAGTCACGCCTTCTCGGGCGAGGAGATCTGAGACAACTCTGAGCGGGTCGGCCCTTAGGGGCCGCCCGTTGAGTGAGCATCTCAGCTCAAGGGAGGAGGGTTTATGGCTACACAAGCGGAAGCCGACATGGTTTCCGAGATTCTTGAGCGGGACTGGGAAGGGCACACGTCCAACCGAGTAGCGCGAGAGATCATTGATGCCATTCGGAAGAGTGACAGAGCCAAGAAGGACAAGGAGAAAGCTAAGGCTGATTCCCTGTTCAAGCCTGTCACCCTTCTTCCGGAGAGAGGAACGGCCTTCAAGACACCCTGGAGCAGTGTCACGTACATCGTGGCATGGGCTGGGGTTGAGCTTGAGGGTGACCACCAGATGATGTGGTGTGTCAGTTCCGACTCTCATCTCGGCTGGTTTGGTTACACTAACTCCCCGCTCATGAAGATCTACAAGGATGCTACGGCAAGTCAGTCTACGATTGACAAAATCCTGGCGCCTACCGTGGATCTCAAAGTGGGGGACAGTCTGCTATTCCGCCAGGATGCGGTCTTCTCCATAGAAGCCATGGTCAATAAGGCAGCACTACTTCGCCACGAAAAGACTGGCTTGCTATATACGGAGTCGACCACCGACCTTCTCAGGTTCTACAAGAAGAGAGTAGGCAAGTGACTACATACGTGGCATGGTTCACCCTGTCCACGGGTGGCTACGCCCTCCACAAGGGTGGCGACGACGACCCGCATGTGCTGGTCGACGGCATCGCTTCAATCATGCGTGTTAACCAGTTTTTTCTGGTCAACAACGGCAACAACAATCCCGAGCTTCTCAACCGGGATCACGTGGTGAAGGTTGTCATCAAGGAGGACCGTCGGTGACTTCTCTCAAAGCATGGGAGCGGGTTGCTTACGACCCGTACTGTCGGCGCTGGGCTCACGAGATTCCCGGGATGGGTTACACCATCGAGGAAGCTCATGAGTATGTCCTTGAGGAAGAGGGCACGCTCAACCCGGAGAACAACCACTTCGCGTGTGACGAGTGCTACATCAGGCTCGGCATGCCCACTACTCCTTGGGGGTGGGTGGCCCAGTGAGGCGTTACGCCCTCATGATGGCTGGTCTCGTTGCGGTAACGGGCTGCGCTACGGCGCAGCCCCATCTCAACCGTGGAACAGTGGTGGAAAAGGAATACTCCGCCGCACATTCCGAGCTGATCGGCAAGTGTAAGAAGTGGGTCAAGGGCAAGCCCAAGACCAACAACAACTGCTCATCCTGGCAGTATCACAACGACTGGCACGATGAGTGCTACGAGTTGGAGATCAAGGGTGACAACGGCAAGGAAGAAGACATCTGCGTCTCGCGGGTTGTCTACGAGAACTACAAGATCGGGGATACCTGGCATGGCTGAGTGGATCACGTTCGACGCAATGCGTGCCGGTTCGGCGTTCACTGAGCACGATCTCCTGGATCACTTCGTCAAGAACAACTCGTGTTGCTACCCGGAGCAGGGTCACACCGAGCAGGGTGCTCGTGACGCCGGGGAGATCTCCTTCATCACGACCGGCGAGGGCTACCGCCTGTACAAGGTGGAAGTCCGCGTCACTGAGGTCGAGGTGTGATCGCCTGGATCGTCGCGTCAGTATCCTTCGTGGTGCTGATGGCGGTCATCGTTCTCTATTCGATGGAGATCAGCCGGTCAGTCAAGGCTGAGTCCGAGCTGCTCAAGCTCAAGTTCCAACTCATGTTCGACAAGGAGAGTAAGTGACAACGGCAGAACACATCCTCAGCGTTGCGCAGAGCTTCGCCACGGTCTGCAACAGCATCTCCATCATCCTCATCGTCCGTCGCATGTCTCGGGGTAACTGATGCACCGTAACTCCGTCCGTTTCACCCTGCACATCGCACTGATCCTGGTGTCAGGTCTCATCAGTGGTCTGCTGGGCGACGTGTTCTCCTGGTGGAACTTCTTCTTCGCGTTCGCCTTCGGTCTGCTGATGGGATTCACCTTCGGCAGGGTGATCGAATGGCTGCACGACGATGCAGTCAAGCAGCGCAAGCTGGAGGTCGCAGCCGCAAAGGCTCTGCACCCTGCCGGTTCCGCGCTCATCAAGAAGGACTGAGACTGTGAAGAGAGCCCCCACCTTCAGGGGTGGGGGCTCCATTGACAGGTCAGCGCTTCAACCCCTGTCCAATCTGTACACGTAGGGTTGCCTTGTGCTCGGATGTGGTGGATGCGAGTTCCACGTGGGTTCCCTGGTAGGTAGGTGGGACCATAGAGAACTCGCTCTTGACCCATCCGCCGATGAACTTGAGGTCATGCTCTGCAAGGGAGCGCTTGAGATCCTCTGTGAAGGCGTCTACGCGCTCCTCAAAGGAGCGCTGGGCCTTGGCCTCAGCAGCCCTGGCATCGGCCGCTATACGGGCCTTCACGGCCTTCCAGGAGGCATCTCGCTCCCTCTGCTTAGCCGCCCGCTCACGCTCGGACTTCTGATAGCGCTCCTCCGCCGCCTTGTATAGTTTGGTGCGGGCAACCAGTGCATTGTTGACGGCAGCGCCTGCCCTTTCGGCATCAGCGCGAGCATTGCGGGACGCCTCGACCGCCTCATTGAACACTCGGTTGGCCTCAGCGAGAGCCTTGCGCTCTTCGTAGTTGTACCTCATCAGAACTCAGTAGCCTTTCGTGCTGCTGCATTGCTCATCGCGCGGCGGAACTTGCCGCGCGTGTCATAGAAGTGCTTGCTCTTGCTCCACTCCTCATAGGTCACACCCTCCATGGGGTCTGCCGGACGAGGATTGTTGAGCTGGTTGGAGATGTACTTGAGAGCACGCTGAATGCGCTTTCGCACAGTCTCCACATTCAGATCGAACATCACTGCGCACACTTCGGTTGTAGTACCGTTGGCAAAATGCTCCCGAAGAAGTGCAACCCTGTCGGCGGGGAGCGTGTTCATTGCTCCCTTAACGTCGATGATCGCAGCAAGCTTGTCACCTCCCCATGAGGTTGGCTTGCTGCCACGTCCACCGCTGCCAACCTCGGAAGTCTGCCAGTCCTCGTGGTCAAACACGTCTGGCAGTATGTTCCTGATTGCGGTGATGGAGTACCATGCGACGTCTTCTGGAGAGTATCCGGTCATAGTTGCGCGCTCCTTGATCGCGTAGTTCCTTGCCTCCCTGTTGAGGATGGATCGGATAATGCGCTCACCGTCCTGGTGAGTGAGGTACTCACGTACCCTCTTCTCGTTCGCATAGGCCCATGACCAGAGATGCTGTCGCACATCAGGGAAGGAAGTCCACGTGCTGTAGGCACGTGCTGTTGCGGCAGCACTCTGGTTGACCCATGGTTCAATCTGATTCACTCTGCTCCTTCAGCCACCTCTTGGCCAGTCCGGGGATGTTGAGTATGAATGCCATGTTCCAGGAGTCCGGATACCACTCGACCTGATCGGGATTGATGCCATCCCTCTCAAGCTCAGCCTTGAGACCCTCTTCGATCTTGAACCTGGCATAGTCGAATGAGTTGAGCTCATTGACCGGAGTGCCCCTCCATTTCACGTATGTCACCAGATCCTCCCGTCCAGTTCGAATCGCCCATTGGGTGCATAGTACAGGTGAGGAATGCTGGCTCCAGTCTCGTCATCGTAGGTCACAGTGCCGAACGCCTGAGACCATGTGGCGTAGCCGTCCTTGAGATAGCTCGCCTTGCTCATGTCCATACCGTGACCAACGTTCATCGCCCAGAGAATATGCCGGTCTTCATCCACCCCCTGGGCCGTAGACACCAGTAGAGGGGTGTGTGTGTGTCCGTACACCACATTCTTACCGTACTCAAGGACACGAGCGAGTCCATACTTTCCGGGGACACTGGAATAGGCGCGCTCATGTCCGTGAACAGCAACACTTCCGGGAAGGAACTCGTACGGGCCGGAGATGTAGGACACGTCACTACTCCGCAGGCCAATGAGCGAGGACAGGTCAAGGCTGCGAAGGCTTGCAAGTGCCGGAGCGTTGGCACTGATGTACTCCTGAGTGCGAGAGTCATGGTTGGAGTCGATCAGGATCATCTCGCAGTCTTCGCCGACTGCTCGACGGAAACTCTTAATGATCTTGGAAGTAGTATCGAATGCTTCCTGTAGCTGGCCGGAGTACTCGCCACTCTTGCCCTTCACCCACCGACCCACTTCGGTGGAGTCGGTGATGTCACCAATGAAGAGCAGGATGTCAGGCTCGATGTACTCAGCCGCACCAATGAGCTTCTCCACGAATACCGCATCGTGGAGTGGGACCTGAAGGTCCGGAACAATCATTGCGGTAGTCATGTAGGAAGTGTAGCACACGAAAGGATCAGGCGTGTCTGAGTTCGAACGGATGAACCCTGTTGCCAAGGAGCTTTGGCTCACCGCTCTTCGGAGCGGTGAGTACGAGCAGGGTAAGAGCTACCTGAACATGAATGACAGGCTCTGCTGCCTCGGCGTTCTCTCCGAGGAGGCCATCAAGAGCGGGGTGGGAGTGAAGAGGGAGCAGGACCAGGTCGACGGCCTGTACTACTACGACGGCCAGACCGCCTATCCGCCCCGCTCCGTTTTCATGTGGGCCGGTTTCCCTGAGAGCGTCGGTCTCGACACCAAGCTTGCCAACATGAACGACCAGCACGGCAAGACCTTCCTGGAGATCGCCGACTGGATCGAAGAGAACCTGTGAAGTACACTCCCGATCGTGCAGACGAGGGACTCAGCGAGTCCTGCAAGCGTGACTTCCACGAGAAGTCACAGTCCGTCATGGCATGCGTCTACTGCGCATGCCCCTGCCACAAGGTGAAGAAGTGAACAAGCCGTTCATCTCGGTGTCCTGTGAGACCGACCTGCATGACCAGTGTCCGGGAGAGTGGACCCTGGTTGAGTGCGCATGCACATGTCACCAGGGTAAGGAGACTGACTAGGCGTAGCCCCCTGGCTACGCTCTGTCATGTGGTGTAGCTCACATGCTCAAGCCCTTGACGGCCTTGACGGCCGGTCAGTATAATGTTTTTCAGGGGTTCGAACATGGTAAGCGGCCCCCCTGAAGGGGGCCGGTGAAACAGTGTCAACATCCTTACATTGGAAGCGTGTTGGGATGTTGTAAGGGCAGGGCCTTTAGGGCCCTGCCCTTTTAACGTTAGGAAACTATGAACAACCGACCTCAGTTTGAGTACGAGAGGGACAGGCACTGGACAGACGATGCTCACTGTCGAGGTGATCTCAGCAATGACATGTTTGTCCAGCCTTCCAGTCGTCTCCACATCATTCAGTCTTTTGTGGAGAACAACTGCATGAACTGCCTAGTTGCTCAGGATTGTTTGGACGATCGCTTCGTGGAGCTCTCCACTGAAGCAGTCGTTGACACACTTGAGTTCACTGTCCGTGGTGGATACCTTCCCTATGCTCAAAACCTTCACCCGAAGGGTCGACCAAGGATCTATGACAGGACTGGCATACTCCCAAAGTCCATGTATGACAGTGATGGAAGCATTCGGAAGTGTCGAAACAAGCTTCACGAGATGACTGCTGACAACATCCTCATTGACCCCAAGAAGGGGTTCCAGAGGTGTAAGGCCTGCAACCTCACCTCACAGAGGAAGGCCTCTGGTAAGCGTATCGCCGGGGGCTCTAAGCCCCGGCGTAGGAAGTGCAACAAGAAGCTCCACTACATCGAGGGTGAGAACGTTCTCATGAGGAACGGTCTCAAGTACTGCAAGATCTGCACCGAGGAGCGGGAGGAGAGAACCTCAAAGAGGGTCTGCCCCAATGGACATGTTGTCTATGGGGAGAACGCCTACTTCCTGGGTAAGCGCACGTACTGCAAGATCTGCTATGACGCTCGGTCACGTGCTACAATTGAGGCATGATTGAGCTACCTGATCACCTCAGTCCAAGCTCCCTATACAGTTACAATGAGTGCCCACGTGGGTACTATCTGTCCAGGGTGAAGAGGGCTGAGGGTCTGCCAGCATGGTACTTCGTTGTTGGCACAACAGTTCACAGGTTCATCGAGGATCACGTTCGTTCCACTGTCTGGTCCCACTCTCTCCCCGCTCCTGATGGCACAGCCATCTTCATGGAGGAAGTGAGGAAGGCGCGGCTTATAGAGCCGCGCACTGACAAGTGGCTACATGGTGGAAGTGATGATGAACCAGTGGTAGAGGAGCGAGCCCTTAGGCTCGCTCTGGACTGCATCGAGAATGCTCTAGTATTCCTCGATGACTTCACTCCATGGGAAGTTGAGTACGATGCCTCAGGCTTCCTGCCCCACTGCACCATGGAGATCAAGTGTTACATCGACATGATCGGTGATCACAAGAGGCATGGCCCAATGATCGTAGACTTCAAGACTGGCAAGACTAAGCCAAAGAACAATGACCAGCTTGAGACTTACAACGCACGTCTCATGAGTGGAAGCAAGTACGCAGCCACTCAGTTCAAGGGACTATGGGTTATGCTCAACCCGGGCGCCCGTAAGGCGCGCCCGATCACGTTCAAGGAGACACCCGATACCATGGGCAAGAAGTACCTTGAGCTTCAGCGTAAGGTGGAGTCCAAGGTTGCGGACCCCAACCCAGGCTACGGGTGTCGGTGGTGCACAATGAGACCCAACTGCAAGACGCAGAGCGGGATGAACAAGCGCACTGCCTACTACGACACTCCGGTAAAGGATGGATGGTATCCCTTTTGAGTAGGGCAAAGGCTAAGTTCCTGATCAACATGGGGTCATACCAGCATGTGGTCGTAGAGTTCGAGGAGGACACCACAAGTGAACTCCTGGAGACTCTGGAGCGAGACTTCACCAACGAGTTCCAGGTGAAGATGGCTACGTACCACACCGAGGCAGAGTCCTGGATGAAGGGCACCCGGGAGGACATCCTCAACGGCGTACAGGCGGAGGCGGTGGAGGCTGTGAAGGCCCTCAGCGCCACTGTGGTGGCCGAGGAGGATGCTCCCGGACCGGAGGCCCAGCCTGCCTGGCAGGAGCCCGCAGAGGCCCCCCAGAAGCCCTGGAACAAGGCACCCGAGAGTACGACCGACAACACCGACGATGAGGAATGGTAAGAACATTGGCTGTGAACCCGCGCTACGCCGCACTCGTCAAGGAGACCTCCGGCGGTACTGCCGGTACTGACGAGCGCAACCTCCCCATCTGGAACTGGGGCAAGGTTGGTGACGTGCTGATCGGCACGATCACCTTCGTTGGTGACTTCTTCGAGGCGGACAACTCCAAGTTCTACACGCCCGAAGAGCACCTGTTCGATGCCGAGGGCAACAAGGTCTTCAAGCCCGCCAAGGGCACGCCCACCATCACGAAGCAGAAGATCATCGTGGAGACCAAGGACAACGGCAAGTTCGCTGTCTACTTCTCCAAGAAGGGTCACTGGTCCGCGATCGACGCCGGTCTCATGGTGGCTGACATCGCTGACCTGATGCCTGGTATCCGCTTCCGTGGTGAGCGCATGGAGAACGACGACAAGGCTCACGTCTTCGACTTCAAGTTCAAGCCTGCCCAGGCCTGAGTAACCGAAGGGGCACCCTTCGGGGTGCCCCTTCGTTCCATTCATATGAGCAGATCAATCGCGAAGAAGAGGTATGTGCTGTACTACGCATGCGGCCAGAAGTTCTGTGCCGGGTGCGGTCAGTCCTTTCCGCTGGAGAGGATGACACTGGATCACCGCATACCGAAAAGTAAGGGTGGAACCCTGGCGTACTCGAACATCCAACTGATGTGCGGTCCGTGCAATCAGCGCAAGGCTGACAGTATGCCAGAGGAGGTGAATGCTTGAGGACACTCAGTAGGCTGGTGTTCGAGGACATGGAGTCCTCGCTCCCCCTTCCCGCTCCGTTCTTCAAGTTCGCAGCAACAGAAGCACTGTTCTACCGTGGTGCAGTCAGCATCATCGCCGGACCACCAGGGTCCGGCAAGACCATCACCGCACTGAACATGGTGCACAACATGGCAGTGCCCAGTCTGTACGTGTCCAACGACTCCACTCCGTTCACCATCATCAAGCGAACTGTCTCCATGCTTACAGGTGTGGATCAGAGTGCAGCTACGGTGGTACTCAAGGAGGCGCCGGAGAGGGCGTCGAGCATCCTGGCCAGGCTTGGCCTGGTTCAGTTCGAGTTCTCCAGTGCACCGAGTCTTGAGGATGTGGCACGGAATGCCGAAGCATTCCGTGAGAAGTACGGACAGTATCCTCACGCGATCTTCGTAGACATCCTCATGAACGTTGAGCATGAGGGCGTCAGTGAGCAGAACTACTGGCGACTGATGCCAGCACTCAAGGAGATTGCGCAGGAGACCAATGCGGCAGTGGTTGGTTTCCACCACACATCCGAGCAGTTCAAGGGTGAACCCTGCCCTCCACGTTCGGCAATCATGGGCAAGGCGAATCAGCTTCCCGAGCTGATCATCACCTGCAACATGGTTGATGGCAACATGTTCTATGCAGTCGTGAAGAACCGTAACGGCAAGAGTGACGAGTCGGGTGCAACCTGCTTCCCACTTCCTGTCGACGCGGCTCGTTGCCAGATCGAAGATGTCGCCACAACGGAAGACATCACATTCATGGAGCCCATCAAGGCGGGCACTGACGAAGATTGGGAATCCTGATGGGTTTCTTCAGCAACAAGGTCAACCGAGAGTCCACCTCAACCGAGAAGGCTCTTGAGTCTTCGCTGAGCGGGGAGGCAGCATACAACTACGCTGCCAACAACCTCGCTGACGCCACCGCCAAGGTGGCGGAGAGTACTCCGAAGGGCTGGAGTGTCAACCCGTGGGGTCGTCGCTCCATCGACGGGGACGGGATGAGCTGATGGCAAAGGTGTGCTTCATGACCGTTGGCCTGAGGGACAAGGGTGATGGCGAGTACCACTGGTACGTGCACGAGGGTCCGTACGTCCGGTGCGTGTACTGCAACAAGACTGTCATGGAGATCTCCATGACTCCACGGTGGAAGGAGTACGAGAAGTGAGCTGTCCCGTCGGTGCTGGTACCGCACACATGTGGATCAGCAATGGCAAGGGTGGCATGTACTGCCAGAAGTGTGGATTGAGGACGGGACCACAGTGAAGGGAAATCAGATGAGCAAGTGCCCTCTGCGCCCGAAGACCGGGCGCCACGTGTACATGTACACGGGTGGTAAGCACGTGTGCGAGTGCGGTCGCTACGTGGAGTACGACGTGATCGAACGCGACTTCAAGATGGTGGACCCGAAGTGACCGATCCTGACGAGTACCTGAAGGAGTACATCCTCAAGAGGTTCTACGAGGATTACCCGCATGCTGCACCTGGTGCGGTTGTCAAGGCTGCGGATGTCGAGTGGGAGTGCGAGTGCTACTCCGAGTACACTCGCGGTGACATGATCTACGCGACAGCGGTCGTCATCAACGATGGTCGCGAGATCCCCGTGAGCTACTACTACAATCTCCCCCAGATGATCCGCGACATGGCGGGAGAACAGGACAACTGCCGAATCGAGGAGGATGAATGACCAAGTGTCCTCAGCCGTTCTGTGACGGCAAGGCGAAGCCTGCCGAGTCCGGCGGTATGATCTGCCAGAAGTGCGGTCAGTGGTTCTGATGAACTGCCAGGGTGACAAGTGTGACAACGACCCCAGCGAGTATGTCCTGTGTGACCGCTGGCAGTCGGGCAACGAGGTATGTCGAGGTCCACTGACGGACAATTACGCTGCTTGGCGTGAGCGTGAAGTCCGCTAACGGACTGAAGAAGTTCCGTGAGTCGCGGTATCCTCACAATCGTTCCGAGGGTACCGCGCTCCGGCGCAGCAATGGTGCAACTAAGGAGCTTATCCGTGATGCTAACAAGGACGCCCGCGCAACATCACGACTACAACTTGAAGCTGACGAAGGAGGAGTTGTTGTGCATTGCCAACGACTCCATCAGTGACTACTGCTACACCAACAAGCTTCTCGAACTCATCAAGAAGGAGGCGAAGAAGATCAATGGTGGGTCCTAACTCCATCAAGTTCATCGCACACTTCGCACGTGAAGGGTGGAGTGATGAGGAGATTCAGAGTCTGTACAGGTTCGCACTGTCTGACGGTGCACTCCACAGCGTGAATCACCTGCGATGGTTCAAGACGTTCGACAGGTGGAACGAGCAGAGGAAGGCAGATGGCAACAGGCAGGGTCACCCGCGGCCGTAAATCCCAGGACTTCGCAGCAGACTTCTGGCGTGAGGACTTCCCGGACATTCGCCCGGTGGCAGCAAGCCTTCCGGGCGAGGATCTCTTGGAGACTCCGGGTATCTGGTTCGAGGTGAAGGCCACTCGTGAACTCAATCCCACGAAGGCTCTCAAGCAGGCTCGCACTGGCTGTCCCGAGGGTGAGTACCCCGTTGTCATCGCCAGACCCACTGGATACGGTGAGGCCAAGGTGGACAAGTGGGTAGCCATGATGGATCACGATGAGTTCAGGCGACTCATCCGTGAACTGTTCAAGTTCAGGACCATGTATGGGACGGACGACTAAGGACTTCCCCCGGTTCCCGATCGGCAAACTGTTCGAGTTGTTCGGTGCCGATCCTCCCGAAGAGGATCGGCACTGGCACTCAGTCAAGTGCCCCTTTCACGAGAAGGTCACCGGGCATGCGGACAGTGACGCATCCGGATCAGTCAAGACCACGGATGAGCACATCTTCCGGTGCTACTCGTGTGGAACCAGGGGGAACGTAGCTCAGATCATCATGAAGCTGGAAGGAGTCGGATTCGGGGATGCTCTCAGACGAGCAGAAGAAATCACTGGAACTAGCAGTGGTTCAGTACGAGGAGGATCTCGCGGAGGTTCTTCCGTATCTGGAGAAGCGGGGAATCGATTCAGCTACCGCGCGTTCAAGGCGACTTGGGTACGTGAGGGCGAATGCGATTCCGGAGCACAAGAGGGCGAAGGGTAGGCTCTGCATTCCCTACGTCACCCCCGCTGGAGTGGTTGCGGTCGCCTTCAGGTGCATCGAGGATCACAACTGCAAGGATGAAGACAAGAGGGTCAAGGCGCTCAACAAGAACTGGTCGCACTCCAAGTACTGGAAACCGTACGGACAGATCACCCACCTGTACGGAGTAAGCGATCTCCACCTCGAAGGGCGTGACATCTGCGTCACAGAGGGAGAGATCGACACCATCACACTGTCAATGTGTGGACTCCCCGCCGTCGGTATCGGCGGGGCTGAGCACTGGCAGGAATGGTGGCCTCTTGTTCTCTGCGACTACCGTCACATCTATGTCTTCTGTGACGGTGATGCAGCGGGAAGGAACCTTGGCAACAAGGTTGTGAAGGAGATGAAGTCGAAGGCAGTTCTTATCGAACTGCCGGAGAAGGAAGATGTGAACAGCTACTTCCTGAAGTATGGCGAGGACAAGGTGAGGGGTCTGATAGCATGAGCCTGTATCACCAGCCCGATCCGGACTGGACGATGATGGGTGACCTCTGGGAAGAGTGGCCACTCGAAGAGCCGGACGATGGTCCCGATCGTACCGAGGATTGGGACTACGATGATGACATGGACGAGTCATGAGTGAGCCATCACGCTGTCCCATTCATGGCCAGCAGGAACCATGTCAGTGGAGACCCAAGTCTCCGTGCTGTGACAAGCATCCCATCACAGGGATGGGCCATCACCCCGACTGCAAGTCGTGCTGGTGGCATCGAAACAACTGAATGACGGAATGATACCTTCTGGGTATCATTCCCTCCGCATGTGGCCAAACGGATAAGGCACCTCCCTCCTAAGGAGAAGACTGAAGGTTCGAATCCTTCCATGCGGACGTGAGTACACACAAGAAGCAGCCGCAAGGCGGCGGCTGCGGACCCACACTGTTACTGGTCGCGGGCACCTTACTCGGACTCATCATCCTGGTGCTCGCCGCGAAGAATGGATCAACCTAAGTGGCAATCTACGATCCTCCGTTCTGCTCCAGGACGGGACGAGAGCACACGATCTTCAACGTCAACCCACTCACCAAGAAGTGCGCGGACTGCGGCAAGAAGATGAAGCAGGAGAGGCGATAATGGCAAACCTCGGATGGTGCAAGGTTCAGAATCGTGAGCACAAGCTCTCCGACTTCACGAGTCGGCAGATGCACGGTCCCGTCAATGCCCACAAGGAGGTGTGCCGCTCCTGCGGCAAGACCCCATGACATGGGATGAGATGTTCGACATCCGTGCAGCGCTTGCCAATGTGAAGGCGCTGGAGGAGAAGGTCGAGGAACTGGAACGCAAGGTGGCCACCCTTGAGAACAACGTGGCCAATCAGCTGTACATCGAAGCCCCCCTTAGCGGGGGCTTCGTCCCGAGGAACAGGAGCATCACGGTATGAGCAACACCGAGTTCTATGGAGTGTTCAAGAAGAGCGATGGCGACCAGTATGGAGGCACCTACTCCACTCCTGGCATTGCTCGCAATGTGGCCTCCGGCTACGACGAGTGGTTCGTCAGTTACAGCTCGAAGTGGTTCGGCTCTCCCGAGGACAAGCGGAAGTTCGAGATCCGCAAGCTGACGCCGGTCCTCAAGGCTCAGGACAATGGTGCATTCACCCTGGACATGGAGTGGGTTCGTGTCTAACGCTCGGTACTTCGCCGATGGCACAGAGTTCTACCGTGTCGTCTTCGGCAGTGGCTCCATCGATGGACCGTACGTCAGGGTCCATGCCGCCAAGCGTGTTGGCGAGAGCGGGATCAAGGTTCGTCGCCGGTTCGATTACAACGGCAAGCTCATCCACGAGTGGCAGAGCGAGACGACCTACAAGATCGAGAAGCTCGTGCCCATGTTCGATGAGTGCGGTTGCTGCCTGACGCTCGGATGGGATGACTATGAGCTTCACGGTTAAGCGCAGTGACGAGTCCGGACTCTGGTCGCAGGGTCCATTCTCCACTGTCAATGAGGCTCAGGCTGTGGTGAGCGAGATCATCAAGACTCGCAAGGAGCTGGGCGAGAAGTACAGGAAGGCCACTCCTTCTCACGGTGAGCGCGTCGCCTACGTGAGTAACAAGGGTGGCACGATCGTCATCAAGGAGATCTGATGAAGCACATTCCTCCGGAGTACTGCGCACACTGCGAGGAGAAGCTCGCCACCGTCAAGTGGTATCCCTTCTGTGATCACGTGTGCACGGTGAACGCCATCAATGCTGGTTGGGTTCGCCTCGCCAATGGCGGATGGGAGAAGCGGTGAGCAAGTGTGGTTGGTGTCTCAGTCAGGGGCATCGCACGGAACACTGTCCGATGAGGCCGGTCCAGTGACCGGCATCTGGAACGACAGGAAGTGTAAGGAGTGTGGAGGTACACTGTCTCATGCACCGACGTGCAGTCGTCACGACATGTTCGTACTGAACAGCCCGTTCCGCAAGAAGCCCAAGGAGAAGAAGTGAACGTCTACCTCGAAGCCGCTGCCCTCGTCAAGGGCAGCTACAGGCTGAACAAGGGTTCCATGGAGTGGCTGAGCCATGAGGGAGGCCTCTGCTACTGCGCCATGGGTGCAATCCTGAAGGTCGATGGCAAGCTCGCGAAGTACGACGGCCTCGACGACCCCACCGATGAGCCCTGGTTCACCGAGCTCATGGAGCCGGTCGCTCGGCACATCGATGCCGAGCAGTATGACGAGCTTGTTGCCCATGACGCCAACCCCGGTCACGTGGCTTACGAGGTCATCTACCAGTGGAACGATGCCGAGGAGCGCACGAAGAATGAGGTCGTGAAGATGCTGGAAGAGGTCGGCAATCTTCAGGAGCGACTGATCGCAGGCATCAAGCAGGCTGAGAACGGGGAGACGAAGAGTCTCCCCGAGTTCGAGTAGTAACGCAAAGAAAGCCCCCCAAGCCTAGGCTTGGGGGGCTACTTTTGTTCACTCAGTAGGTGGAGACTGCAACCCACTCAGTGCCGGTGTTCACTACGGTCGCACCATGGAACGCGGAGGCTGCAAGAACCAGGGTGGTTGCACCGTTGATGGTCTCGGAACCGGATCCATCCAGGGTCACGGTGAATGCTGCTGCATCCTTGACGACACGGTACGGACGACCGGGCTGAATCGATGCCACTGCTGGCAGGTTCAGAGTGATGTTGCCGGTGATTCCCTTGGCGTAGATCACATAGTCGTTGTTGGTTGCAGTGTCGGTGGCCGCGATGATGCGGACGGTCTCGGACGCGTTGTCAAAGCCGGACATTAGTTCTCCTTGTCGAACTTGGCGGTGTCTGGGTTACCGACATGTCCGGCAACCACAGTCTTAACTACCGTGATCAGTACGGTAGCGACCGGGATCCACTGTGGTGGCAGTAGATCCACGTAGTAGGCAGCGGCTGGAATGGCCGCTGCGAGGGTAGTCCATGCGATGCGCTCCAGCGCATCCTTCCAGAACTTGTTAAGCATGACGATGCCTGACTTCCTCAATCTTGATGGCTGTAGCGGCATCCAGGACGCCGGTGGGACGCATACCGAAGAGGCCCTGGAAGCCCCGTAGAGAGGCTCGCGTGAGGTCGTCCAGGTCTCCGGTCTCGGGCAGCCTCAGCACGCTCTGTACGTGCCTCACAGAGGCTCGCTCACGCTCGTTCGTGGCCACGATGAGAGCACGCTCGAACCACTCAGGTGGTGAGGTCATCAAGCTTCTCCTCAATGCGAGTGACGATACCGATCACAAGCTCGACATTCGCCTTCTGGGTCACCAGGCTTTCGAGTAGTTCGATCCTGGCGCGCATGGCAGGGATGGTGTCGATGATCCTCTGCTGCTCGTCAATCGTGTTGCGCATGGCATTGATGGCATCGGCCTGAGCCTTCGTCGTCTGCCTCCCGCCCACGAAGCCGCCAGCAATGGCGGCTATTCCGACCAGGAATGTGA